CGGGCCATCGAGGCGGCCACCGACGCCATCCACGGCCTCACCAACCGCCGGTTCTACCCGCAGCTCGCCACCCGCTACTTCGACTGGCCGAACCACCAGTACGCGCGGCCGTGGCGGCTGTGGCTGGACGACGACGAAGTCATCAGCGTGACCACGCTGGTCGCCGGCGGTGTGACCATCCCGGCCAGCGACTACTTCCTGGAGCCCGCCAACTCGGGGCCGCCGTACACCCGCATCGAGATCGACCTGGCATCCCCATCGGCGTTCGTCGGCGGGTCGACCCACCAGCGCGCCATCGCCGTGACCGGCCTGTTCGGCTACGCCGCCGACGAGGACCAGGTCGGCGACCTCACCGCATCCCTGGGCGCCAGCGAGGGCGCCACCGGGTCGGCGACCTGGACAACCGCCCGGATCGGGGTCGGCGCCATCCTGCGGATCGACTCGGAGCGGATGATCGTCACCGCCAAGACGATGGTGGACTCCACCCAGAACCTCGGCGGCGCAGGCCTTCAGGCCTCCTCCAGCGACGTGACCGTGCCGGTCTCGGGCGGCGCCGCGTTCGCGGTCGAGGAGGTCCTGGCGATCGACTCGGAGCGGATGCTGATCGTCGACAAGGCCGGCAACAACCTGACCGTGAAGCGCGCCTGGGACGGCACCGTGCTCGCCGCGCACACGGCCGGCGCCGATGTGTACACGCTGACCGGGGTGGAGCTTGACCGCGGCGAGCTCGGCACCACCATCGCCGCCCACTCCTCGGGTGCCGACATCTTCCGCCACCGCGTGCCGCCGCTGATCCGCGACCTCGCCGTCGCCGAGGCGATCAACCAGCTCCAGCAGGAGACCGCCGGGTACGCCCGGGTGATCGGGGAGGGCGAGAACGCCCGGGAGGGCACCGGCCGCAGCCTGTTCGACCTCCGCCGCGACGCCATCGCCACCTACGGCCGCAAGGCCCGGAGCCGGGCGGTCTGATGGCGACCCGGATCAGTGCCTATGTGACCGTGGCCGGGCCGCTGATGGAAGGGCGGGGCCCGGCGGTCCTCCAGCGGTTCTTCGACGACGCCACCAAGCTGGTCGCCGAGGCCGGCCGCGACGAGCTCAGAAAGCGCGCCACCAGCAAGCCCCGCCACCCGACCGGCGCGACCGCGGGCGCGATCGTCGTCCGGGACTTCGCCAAGGGCAAGACGATCATCACCGACTACCCGCAGGTGCTGTATGGGCCCTGGTTGGAAGGGGTTTCGGCCCGGAACCAGTCGACCAGATTCCCCGGCTATCGGATGTTCAAGCTGACCCGCGGCCGGCTCCGCAAGCGGGTCGGCGAGCTCGTGCAGGGGCTGCTGGACCGCGCCGTCGCCGAGCTCGGCGGGAGCCGCTGATGACCCTTGGCACCTCCGCGATCCTGTCTGCGGTCGAGAGCCATGCCCTGGCGCTGGGCCACTTCGACCGGGTCAACAAGCACGAGCCGAAGGCGGCACCCGGCAACGGCGTCTCGGCGGCGATCTGGGTGCAGAACCTCCGCCCGGTCGCTGCCGCCTCCGGGCTGGCCGCCACCAGCGCCCGGCTGGAGCTCAGCGTCCGGGTGTACCTGAACATGCTCCAGGAGCCGCAGGACGCCATCGACGCCAACATCATGACGGCGGTCGACGCGCTGATGGCGGCCTACTCCGGCGACTTCACCCTCGGCGGCCTGGTCCGCGACGTCGACCTGCTCGGCGCCCACGGCGACCCGCTGGCCGCCGACGCCGGCTACCTGGAGCAGGACAAGCGGCTGTACCGCGTCGTGGTGATCACCCTCCCCCTGATCGTGTCCGACCTGTGGGCGCAGGCCCCGTAGGAGACAGCGATGGCTGAGCAGACCGGCGACGGGCCCGTGGTGGTGGCCACCCCGACCGTGATGGATGGGACGGTGGTCCGCTGGTACCGGTCCATTGCCGCCTACGCGCACCAGCAGGCGTCGGTCAGCGCGTCCCGGCACCGGGTGAGCGTCCACGACGACGAGTACCAGACGCTGCCGCCCGAGTGGGTCGCGCTCGCCACCGACGTGCACCACCGGCTGGCCCGCGACCCCCGCGCCAATGTCTCCCATGTGGTGACCCATCAGCACCGCCGAGCGCTCGGCGACCAGCTCACCCCCATCCAGGCGGAGGCGTAGGCGATGGCCAAGAGTGCCCTGGGTCATGGCACCGAGCGGTGCCGCGACGGTTGCGGCTGTAGACGGCATGCCCATCCGGGATGCGCCCAGGGGTGCGCGTGCGGAAAGCACGCCGTTCGCAATAGCGGCCAGTTCCGGCCTGGGCGCGGTGGCCGAAGAATGGGCGGCGGCTCAAAGGCGGGATGGAAGGGCACCGCAGACGAGCGGTTCGACGCCAAGGTGGTCGTCTCGCCAGATGGATGCCACCTATGGACTGGCGCACGAAGCAGCAACGGCTATGGCTCGTTCAAGGTGAATGGCAAGGTCATGCTGGCGCATGCCTACGCCGATGAACGCGCACGCGGCCCGTTGCCGCCTGGGCTTACCCGCGACCACCTGTGTGGCATCCAGCGCTGCGTGAACGTCGATCACCTGGAGCGCGTGTCCCGCGCCGAAAATACCCGCCGCGAAATGGCAAGGAGGATCGCCTAATGGTGAAATCCTCGGGCCTTGGGGACAATCTATATTGCGATGGTTTCGATTTAAGCGGCGACGTGGGTGCCATCGACACCATCGGCGGCGGCCCGGCGGCGCTGGGGGTGACCGCGATCGACAAGAGCGCCATGGAGCGCCTCGGCGGCCTGCGCGACGGCGGCCTGGAGTTCACCAGCTTCTTCAACCCCTCCGCCAACCAGGAGCACGCCGCGCTGCGTGGGCTGCCGACCACCGACCGGGTGGCGAGCTACTTCCGCGGCACCACCCTCGGCGGGGAAGCGGCCAGCCTGGTCGCCAAGCAGATCAACTACGACGCCACCCGCGGCGAGGATGGGTCGCTGACGTTCAAGGTGCAGGCGCTGGCCAACGGGTTCGGGCTGGACTGGGGCCGGTCGCTGACCGCCGGCAAGCGCACCGACTCCACCGCGACCAACGGCGCCTCGGTCGACCACACCGACGTGTCGACGGCGTTCGGGTGGCAGGCGTTCCTGCACGTGTTCGCCTTCACCGGCACCTCGGTGACCGTGACCATCCAGGACTCGGCCGACGACGCCGCCTTCGCCAACCTGACCGGTGGGGCGTTCACCGCGGCCACGGGGCAGACCAGCCAGCGGCTGGAGGGTGGCCGCACCGCCACGGTGCGCCGCTACCTGCGGGCGGTCACCTCCGGGACCTTCTCCAACGCCGTGTTCGCGGTGGTCTTTGTGCGCAATCTGACGGCGGTGGCCTACTGATGGCGCTGCACCGGCTGGAGCCCGACCTGCCCGCCGCGGCGATGCAGACCTACGCGGAGCTGGCGCCGCTGGCCACCCACTGGCGGCCGGGGACCTGCGAGGAGGCCGAGTGCACCTACCAGGCGGGCGGGTGGGTGACGAAGGTCGACGAGGCCACCGACCTCGGCCGCCAGCAGGCCCACTACATCCGCCGCGAGGCCGGCCGGCGGTTCACCGAGCACCGCGAGGCCGCCCTCACCGTGTTCCAGTTCGAACCCGGCCAGGCCTGCTTCCAGGCCCACCAGGTGCCGCTGGAGCGCGACCCGCTGTTGGTGGTCCGCGGCGGCGACTGGCGCGGCGACCCCCGCGGCCACCCGGCCCGGGTCCACACCCGGCCCGAGCACTGGGTCGAGGACATGCAGTCCAGCCTGGACGCGACCAGGAGGAGGGTGGAGGGCTGATGGAGTACCCGCGGCTCGGCGTCAAGGTCGGCGACCGGATCACGCTGGACCTCATCAACGGGGTCAGCGGCATCACCGGCGAGGTCGCCGAGGTGGTCGAGGAACCCGACGGCGGCGTCCGCCAGCTCGCCATCCGCGACGACCCCTCGCGGCCCGATCCGATCTGGGTCCGCGGCGACCTGATCGCGATCTGGCGGCTCGGCGAGGCCGTGATCAAGCGGCAGGTCGTGCCGGGCGGGCTCACGGTCCCGCTCGGCCTCCCCGACGGGATGCAGCGGCGGTAGACAAGGAGGCGAGGCATGGCCAAGAGCACTGGCCTGGCGATCACCACGCTGAGCGTGGACGACTCGGGCGGCACCGCCCGCGACATCCGCAACGACATCACCAACTGGGAGCTGTCGACCCCCCGGGAGGAGCAGGACGTCACCGGCATCGACAAGTCGGCCAAGGAGCGGCTGCTGCTGCTGGCCGACTTCTCGATCGGCCTCAACGGGGTGTTCAACCCCACCGCGACCACCAGCTCGCACGCGGTGTTCCGGACCGTGCCGTCGACGTCGGTGGCGCGAACCGTGACGCTGGTCGTCGCCGCGCAGACCCTCCCCAACGAGGTGCTGTTCACCGACTACCAGCTCACCCGCGCCGAGAACGGCGCGCTGACGTGGCAGGCGCCCGGGGTGCTGGCAGATGGAGTTGTACCTACTTGGTCATAGCTAATA